TTATGCTATCCAGTTAATTCTATTACCGCTAACTTGCTTCATTGCTCCCGCTAGAATGATACAAGCACTTAATAACAAGTCGTATAGCTTCCGCCTGGTTACTCCCCAAGATTGCGCTAAATCAACTTGCCTTAGCTTCTGAACGTATGCTAATTCTATCAGCTTAACATAATCTGTATCATCATTTTTAAAGTTATCTTCTATTAAGTCTAGCGCTTGCCTTAACCACTCTAGGCGCTGTTCTGCTTCCGCTGCGTTAATGAAGGCTACTTCATTATGATTTTCATAGCTTCTAGTTGCCGGCATGCCGTTTAATCTAACTGCCTTTAAAGTCGTACCGGCAAGCATGCAATCTTTATCATATTGTTTATTGAAATAATCTCTTACGTTTTTAGCTGTTTTCTTTGCGTCCATGGTGGTAAATCCTCCTTTTGTTTATTGAACACGGCCTTAAAACTCGTTTCTCAGCACTAAAAAAACAGGTGATTTAAAACCACCCGCTTATTTTCTATTGATATTCTGCTTGTAACTGCCCAATGATTGACCTAATTTGATAAGGTATCTTTACTTCAGTTTCTGCGCGGTTTTCGTAATACATACCGGCTAGAAAGATAACCGCGACTGTGTATCTGTCGTCGCTTTCTAAACCGTCTGCTTGCTTACCGACTGCACTTTTAATATAACCTTCAGCGGAATTAATAAACGTTTGTATTAGTTTATCATCTTCCACGTTATCAATTCTAAGGCTGTTCTTTAGATCCTCAACGGTAACCATTAAGCAGCAGCCCCAAACGTGATAGCAAAACCGGCTTCAGTATCAATTAATTTATAATCGTCGCGGGTTGCGATTGCTAAGCCTTGTGCGTATGAGTCGAATTTTTCCCAATTATAGCTTACTTGGTTACGTCTGAAGACTGCCACAGCTTGGGACATATCCGCTAAAATCATGTTAGCCTTGCCGGTAATTGCTGCTTTCCATGCTCTATCAGATACCATAAACACAGGTTGACCTAACAAACTAAAACCGCTTGGGGCTGTTACGTCGGGTTGTAATAAGTAACGGCCGTCATTGTCTTTTAATTGGTCTAAAGTGTTAAAGGCGGTTGCGTTCACAATCCACATTGAGGTTTTTTTCAAGTTAGAATTTAAGTTAACGTTGAAGATTGTCTTTAAGTCGTCTAAACTTGCTGCGGTCTTAGTTGGTAATGTTGCTAATAACTTAAGAATGTTTTGGTTATCAGTGTTTCTTACTAAGCGTTTAAGCTGCTTCTTACATAAAGCGATAATATCGACTGCGCTATCGTCCTTAGCTTCATCTGAAATAACAATACGGCCCGCGCGGGTTTCTACCTTGTATTCAACTTCTTTTAAGGCTAAATCAGTGTCGCTTAATTCTTCTGCTTCTGTTTTAGTAACTAAGGTGGTTGTATCGTCAGCGGGGACAATAGGCAATGAACCGCTACCCATAGAAACATTTTCCACGGTTGCAAATTCAGCAAGATTTAAACCGTCGTCTTTCAACTCATAAGCCGGTGTAATAACTTCTTTTGGCATAACTACCTTGCCCGACTCTGTTGTTAAAGCGCTACGGGTTTCAGCGTCTAAGTTGCCGGCAGCTCTAATATAAGCTTCCATAGCTTGAACAGGGGTTACTTCATCATTAGTATTTACGGATTTAAACATATCTTTATTCTCCTTTGTATTTGTGATTAAACTTCTAGTATCGACATTAACATTAGTATCAGGGTAGGCGGGCAGCGTTACTACTGACAATTCATAGAGATTAGCAATAGAATTTACTTCACGCTTATAATTGCCGTCGTCTGTTTGCGTCCAAGCGCTGCCGTCGTCGCTTACAGTGAAGCCAAATGACATAGAGTCTAAGTTACCGGCTTGAATGTTTTTATAAACGTCATCTGAAACGCTTGTGCCTGGTAGGGTTGCTTTAAACTTAAGTCCCTTGTCGTCTAATTCCACGGTTAGAGTACCGGCCTTAACGCTTGCTAGCACGTCCTTGTAATCATGGTTGTAAATCATTACCAGGTTGCTAAAATCTACGTTATCTAGCGCGCCCTTATGAATGACTTCTGTAAACTTTAAGCCGTCTTTACCGGTCAATAACTCGCTTTCTTGCTCGTATAGTACCGCGTAACCTTGCACAGTCTTTTCTGCTGTTTCTTTTGCGTCGGGGCTATCTTCTGCCCCCTTCTGTGGGGTGTTAGCTCGCAACTCAGCATTAATTAAAAATCTTTTTTCTAGCATATTTTCACTCCTTAAAATAAGTGTTGCCAACAGGGTCTAAATTAATCATCTGTCTAGCTTCATCTAAAGTAATCAAGCCATTATTGTAAGCATTGGCAGCTTGTTCTAACATTTCCTTAGGGTCAACGCTAGTTAAAGCGCTAGTATCAAAGCTAAAATTCTTGTTGCCTAGTTTCTCAGTTAATTCTGAAGTAATGCAATCAAAAATATGTTGTAGCGTGCCGCGTAAGTAACTATTGCTTGTCTTATCTGATTGAAGCGCGTTAGAGTGAACATTTTCAAGCCCTAGTTTTTCAATCGGTAAGCCAAATGTTGAAGCAATCCGCCTAATAACTACCTCGTTAACCTTATCAATTACTTTTAAAACGTCGGTGTTTAAGTCTAAGCTTGATACGTCTAAATCAGGGCCAACTACGATAGAATTTAAAGCTTTATCCCCTGTGGTCGCTTCATCAAATGATTTTCTAACCTTTTCGCGCGCTTCCTTAGATAAATCAGAGTTGACCGACTTAATAACGGTTGTCCCATGAATACCGCTTGTTAGATAGCCACCAAGCAAGTTATTTAATTCTTTTTCAGCCTTAAGCGTGCCTTTCAGGGCCTGTACTCTAGATAAGCCAAACACACCATTTTTAGTAAATTCAAAAAAATGTAGCAGCTTTTCATTAGGAATATACCGGGGCTTTTGCTCGTGGTTATTATACTTATAACGAACTTGATTAGTTACGTCGTCGTACTCAATTTCTATATGATCGTTTGGGACTAGCCTAAAATTGCCGCTGCCTAAATTCTCAACGAACGAATTACCATATAGCAACATATTAGAGACAACAGGAAATAAAAGGCGGCGCTTAGAAAAGTTATTGCCAATGTTGGGGGTATCACAATTTAACTTACATGAAGCAACGTCGTTAGCGATAATCTGAATAACCGTAAACAACGAACTGGAGCTTAAGACATTATTGCTAATGTTGAAGTTAGCATTATCATTAAAGCCTATAAGCACTTGTTCCACTGGGTCAGCGCTGCCGGTTGTTGCTTGATTGTTAATAAAAAAGCTCAACTAATTCACTTCCTTTCAGAGTTAAGAATGACTGCGATTACTACTAAGAAAAGCCCGGCTACACCTAAAGCCTTAAAAAAGCCGTACAAGCCATAAGTTGCAATAGTAATCATGATTAAACCTAGGCTTAGTAGTGTGCCTTGATTAAAAAGAAAATTCATCGCTTTCAAAGTATTCATTCCTTTCTTTGTTCTTTAGTTGCTCGTCAAAGTAATTCATACCAAGCACATAGGCATTAATTAAAGCTGCTGCCGGGTCGATATGCTTACCACTCATACGGTCAACTTTATTTAGTATCCAGTTATTATTAACAAGCTTTACTACCGCGTTATTGATTGCATATTCTAATAGCTTGTTATCGCGGTGTTTTAAGCGTCCGTCTAGTAGCAAGTCTTTAAATTGCCTTGTCGGTACATTCAGAGTTAAGCCACCTTGACGAACTCCCACAAGGGGTAAGGCTAGCTGCTTTTCTAACCTAGCGATTAAGTTATTACTGTTCCAGGGATCGTAACCTATACCAAGCACATTTAAATTATTCTCAGTAATGAAATTCATTAACCAGGAGTAAACCGCGTCAACGTCGATAATGCCCGACTCAAGCTCTGTTATGCTACATTCACCGCGTTTAGCTGCTAGGCGGTAATTAAACTCGTCCGTGCGTTCCTTACGTTCAATTCCGTTAGCTGTTCCAATAAATGAAAAGCTATCAGCATAGTAAGTTAAATCATCTAAGGGGATTAACCAGGAAATAGAGGTTAGGTCGTTTCTAGTTGATAGGTCAATACCTATGTAAGCGTCCTTACCGTAAATACTAGGGGGAGTAATTAAATTTTTATTCCAGTTCGCGGGGTCAATGTAGGCATCTACCCGGCCGGGTGTCCACATGTTGAAGTTTTTAACCAACACATTGCTTATATCACCTTGTTTAGTCGCGGTGTCTAAGTCTGCTTGAATTTTAGCTTGCATAGTTTCAGCAATCTTTTCATTAGCTAAGATAGGGTTAGCTTTAATCCAGGCCTTAGGCTCGTAAACTTCTTCGGGGTCGTCTAAGGAATAAATCAAGGCTAAATACCTATCGTCGGTAACTTTACCGCTTAGAATATCGCAAGCATAATCGCATTGAGCTTTAAATGAACTTGTCATGTTAAAACCGGCGGTGGAAATCATACACAATAGCCCGTTTTCGTTTTGGATCATACCCGACTCAAGCACTTTTTTAGTATCCTCAAACACTTTATTAGATATGTTTGCGCACTCGTCCATAACTGCTAAATCTGCCCCGTATCCGTCTAAGTTATTAGTTCCGTTTGTTGCAAGGGGGACGGCAAACGAATCTGTTTCAGTATCAAATATCTTTTCAGAGGTAACTTTAAAGCGTCTGCGCATATAAGAACTAACCCGGCTAACGTTTTGTAACTGGTTTTTAGCCTTATCAAATGCTAAGTGTGCTTGTTGCAAGCTCCCCGCGGTAAATAAGACTTGTTTGGAATAACCAGGCTCTAGGAATAAATAAACCAGGGCTAAGCTTGCAATAATAAACGACTTGCCCGACTTCCTAGCGCATGAATAAAGAAAAGTCTTAAATCTCATGCCACCGTTAGTAGTCCGCCACCCGAATAACTGACTGATTAGGAATACTTGAAAATCTAACAGTTTAAGCTGCTCGCGGTTGTCAGTCGGTAGCATTTCAATAAAATTAATAACCTTGTCTGCGTATGCTTCATCGTAATAGTAAGGGAAGTCCACGCGATTTAGATCATCAATGAACCGTTGGCAAGCTTGCTTAATCTGTTTATTAACTAATTTTTTGCCATTGATTGCGTCATAGGCGTATTTTAAAGCTCTGTTCATCTTATGACTTCACCAACGCTTTGAATGGGTCGCTATTATCTTCTTGTTTAGCATTATTCCAAGCCATTTTTAGCCGTGCTTGAGGGGTTAGGCCTAAATCATTTGCTAAGCTGCGTAAAGTCTTAGTTAGTGCGTCCATTTGCTTAACAGCGGGGTTAATCTTGTTTTCAGTCATAACAACACCGTCCGCGTTAATTGCCTTCTGACAAGCTACAATAGCGCTATACGTCGCGCAATAACTAGCCAAGATATTTTCATCAAGGGCGCTTATACCGTCCGCTAACAAAACGATAAGGCGCTTATATTCAGCCTTAGCAACTTCATCTAAGAATGTTGGGGGGTCAGCAGCTACCATAGGGGCATTTTTAACCTCGTTTAATGCTTGCTGCCTAATTGCTTTTTGTTCGTTTGTTTCATGACCTTTAGTAATTGCCATAACATTTTTTGCCACGGATTTCACCACCTTATATTTTGCGCATTTCCTCCCCTTTATTATACCACAAAAGGCATAACTTTATAAAGGTATGAACATACTAGCATATTTTTAAAAGGATTTTGCCCAAGAATTGAGTGAGCGTCCGTTCAAGCGTCGATAACCTAGGGGGGGCTATTTATACTAAGAACGGTCTAACGCTCGTCTACGGCGCTCTAGGGCTGTTTTACGGTTATGACAAGCACGGCATAAAGTTTGTAAGTTACTATCAGCTAATTTTTCCCCACCGTCGCTAATTTCCTTGATATGGTCGACGATTTCACCGCGTCTTACTATGCCTTGCTTCAGACATTCAACGCAATAAGGCTGTTTTGCCATATGGTAGCGTTGTAGCTTCCGCCAAGCTGTTGTTTTATAAAATTTATCATTATCATAAGTTTTTCTAGTTGGTTTAATGTAGTGTTCGCGACAATATTTGTCGTTTTTAGGTATTAAGTTATTGCAACCAGGATAGTTACATAGCTTCATTAGCATAATTCATCGCTCCTTAGTATTAATTCCGTGGTCGTTTTAATTGACCTCGGATTTTATAAGCGTAACTAGAGTTACGGTTGTTAGAGTGTTGCTCCTACGTGTGTAGTTATAACTACGGCGTCTATACATAAAAAGGCTAGCCATTACAGCTAACCTTAGTGCTTAATCTTTCTTAAGCTTTAAATCTAGAATATCAAAGCCATGTATGCCCGACTCTTGCGATATAGTTTCAATAGTGTAAGTTTTATCATCTAGCATTACTACCCATTGCTTATCTAAGTTAGGGAAGTGCCTAATAGCGATTGTCTTGTATCCGTTACGCGCTCCACCCGAACTAGTAATAACTTCTTTATAAGTCATTGCTAACTCAGCACACCAAACAGTAGCATGTTCAACAAATGTTTCAATAGGGCTATAATTCTCATCTACACCCGCTTCATACCCACCAAGCTTAGCACGTTTGTTTAGCCTGGTTATTTTTATATCTTGCATTAATAAGCCTCCATTTCAAACTGAGTAATAGTCTTAGTATCATAATCAAAGTGATCTATCAAATGGTTGCGTCTTGTAAATAAATCGTGACTATCCAAGCAGATTATAACAATGCCGTCATGGTCGCGAGCAAAACTAAAAGCTTGGTCGTACATATCCTTGTAATTATCTTTAGTAGGTAGTGCAAAAACTAGCCTATTAGTAAAATCTAAAATCATGCTTCTATACATGTTTGGTCTCTCCTTTAGTGTTGTTTTGAAATCTCACAGGTGAGGGCTGCCTGGTTCTATCTGCGTGGGCTTTCTATTTAAGGTAGCGTAATGGGTAGCAACGGGGTAGTGGTGGGGGATACCCTTAAACCCCTTGGGGCTGTAAGGCTCTAGCGTTTTGGTAGTGGGGGAGGGCATTTTTTCCTATAACCCCTATATATACCTATATAACCTAATATATAATCTTTATAGAGATTTTAGTTCTACCTCACTACCTTTTAGCTTTATCCCTTGGGGCTGTAAGAGTTGAGAGGTAGCAAATAGTTAATACTTGATTGCTACTTTACTACCTTTTTTACATACCCTTGTTTATTCACTCTATTAATTTTTACTTGTTTCTTTTCCCAACCTAGTTTATTAAATACCGCTTCAATTTGCGGCCTAATAGTGCTTCTTCTTTTGACATAATCAGCATTATTAGTTTTAATTTTAAAAGCGCACACTTCAATTTCTTCTTGATGAATCCTAGTTAGTTTTTTTAAATCCCAATAGTTTTTAAGATTATCACCGGCATAGCGTCCATTAGAATTATTGTTAAGCCAAGCTTCTATTTGCTCATCTGTTTTAGGGCTGCCTTCAGACATGAAATCAAAATAAGCTCTCTTTGAGTCGTACCTCCACTTTTCCCAATCTTGTGGAACTCTCATAGATATATAGTCTTTGATAGTCTCAGCTACGGGGTTATCTACTTCAGCCCCTTCTCTATATTCTTCAGCCATGCTTTCAATTTCTTTAGATAATACTAGCGGTTCATGGTTATCATAAAAAGTCTTAGCTTCTGCTAGAATTTGTAAGATAGTATTTTCATCTACGTTAAATATACTTTTTCTAGCTTCAGTTACTCCACATTTAACGGGCAAAAATCTTCTTGAACCTGTTAGATCCTTTAGGTATGTTGTATTATTAGTAGTACCAATAAATACACAATGCCTTGGGTGTTGGTGAGAACTTTTTTCATAAGGCGCGCGGTATAAATCACTAGTAGCACTAATAAAATTTTTCATTTTTTCGATTGAAGTTTTATTCATCGCGCTTAATTCTGAAATTTCAACAATCCAACTATGAGTTAAAGCAAGGTAATCATCTTTGCTTTCCCCTAAGGTTGATAAGTTATCGTTAAAATAATCATCGGGGGTAAGTCTGCCAACCGCGGTTGATTTACCTATACCTTGCTTTCCTTCAAGGACTAAAACATAGTCAAACTTACAGCCTGGTTCATAAACACGTGAAACCATACCAGTAAAGAATAATCTAGTTACCGCGCGCGTATATTCGTTGTCTTCTGCGCCTAAGTAATCAATAAAATAGCGTTCAGCTCGTTTATTACCGTCCCATTTAACGCGCTCAATTTGTTCTTTTAAAGGATTAATAGCGTTTCTTTTAGCTAAGCTTAGTAATGCGTCGCGCAAAAGTTCTCTAGGTGGAATATATTCTAAATTTAAATGTACCCGTTCAATTTCATTTCTCAAAGGGCCTTCATCGTGTTCGTCCCAAGCGCCGGCCGGTATTAAATAATGGTTTTGTTCTAGGTAAACTTCTTTATTATAAATCTCTCTAGTAACTTCATTGTAGTATAGGGAGTTGCCTAATACGTTTTTTAGTGATAGTTCAGCATTAATAAGTGATTTTTTTAATGCTCTGCCTTGTTTATTTACTATTAAATTAGTCATTTTTTTAACGTTCCTTTCTAATCTAACGTACCTATTTTTATTTTCATCTTTGGCTTTCCATTTTCTCCCAATCTATTAATTAAAACCGAACTTATACCTTAATTCTTTCTTCTTTTTTGTGTAACTTCCATTAGTGCCGCTAATAGCTTTCTGTATAGTAATTTCCCCGTAAGTCATGCTAGTAGCTCTATCAGTCGCTAACCTGTCCCACTTAGGCCGGTATAAGGCGCTCTGTCTAAATACCTCGTCCATAGTGTAGGGGTTTTTGTTGCTCCAAAATGCTAAATCATTGCAAAGCGATAAATCAGCCTCAGACTGTGAAGCAAAATTAAGCGCTTGCCAATTACCTTCTTTAAATAATGGGTACGTTACTCGCTGCCTGTTGTAGCCTTGGGAATAACGTTCTTCTAGCTTTTTAATGACTTCATCAGCCGTTAAATCATCGCCGTTATTTAAATCCACACAGTTTAGGGAAGGCTTAATTGTTGGTGTGCGCGCTTTAGGCTCGTTTAATCCGTAAAACTCAATTAGCTTTAATAACTCATCAGCAGTTAGTTCTTGCACGTCGTTTTCTATTGGGTCAAGTGAATTAAAAGTCATAGCACAATGCCGGCCGCTTGAATAAAGCTCTATGCCGTTAAGCTTTTCCCTTCTGCGTGGCTCTTTCCCATTGTATATAAACAGTATGTGGATACCATTACCGCTAACAGAAACTTCCGCGTATGATCCTTTAGTTAGCTTCCTAGCAGCAACGACTTTATTATCTGCTTTAGGGTTGCCGCTTTGGTAGTCGTCAATATCAGCTCTAATGTTATCAATATCTAGCAGCCATAACCCGTTTCCCATATACACGCTTAAGCCTTTGTAATCTTTAGATTTGTAATGTTTGAGCGTGCAATAACAATTAGCTACAAAATGAGTTACCCACGTTTCGGGCTTGTTTTGGTTGCCCCTAATGCCTGTTGTAGGGTCAACGGGTATCTTGTCCTTTCTACCTGTCTTTTTATTGTCTTCTAGTCTATAAACTCCCCATTGCTTTTTTTGCTTTAATTCTTCAAATTTCATAGCTTGCATTTCCTTTCTATGGTATAATATAGGTATAAAATTCTTTTAAGTTCATAGTATGATGCTTTTAGCATTTCACTTTCTGCCCGCTAATAACGCGGGTTATTTTTTTATTCTTCTATTAGTATTCCTAATGCTCCTGTCACTCCCATAAGGGTTATACCTATTGCGGTATGCCCAAGTATTGCTAAAATTAATCCAACTACAAAACTATATATTGCTATTGCTTCCGCGTTTGTCATTGCTACCACTCCTTAATTGAACCTTTGACCGGGGTTATTTTTTTTACTTGCGATTAGTTAGCCATTTATTAACGTCGGGTACATAGAATTTATATGTTTTCTCAAACATGACTTTAGGCATGCCTTTTTCAATCAGCTTGTTAAGCCCTGGACGCCCAATGCCTAAATAATTAGCTAGTTCCGTTTTATTCATCCACTGTTTAGTTGTGCCTTTTGTATTAATATCTTTTACAGCTTTTTCTAACTCATCTGCGATAATCACTTGAATTTCTTCCGGGGTGATTACTTGTAATTCCATTTTTAGCGCCTCCTTAAATAAAATCTGTTAAACCTAATAAATCGCACAGGCTATAAAGTGCTTCTAAATTAGACTCTTTGTAGTCGTCAACAGTTGCTAAATGCCCGTCAACGATTGAACGGGTTTTTAGGTTGTTTAGAGTTAACAAATACTCTAAGGCTTCCTTTACTGTTTCAAATTCCATTGGTAAAACCTCCATTTAATTATTTAGATATCATCAATAAGCCAATTGATAAGCTTGTTATAAGTACGTGTTTGAACGTTGTTCTTACCACGTAAAACAAAGCGTAATGTTTCTCTGCTAATCCCTATTTTTTGGGATAATTCTAAAGATGAGATATTTAGCAGACCTTTCTTTTTACGGATAGCTATTAATTGCTCTTGTGTGAGTTTCATAATCTTCCCTCCTTTTTTGCGTCATTTTTAACGCACTTTTATAATAGCGTCATTTTTGGCGAATATCAATAAAAAACAAAATTTTCTCGTCAAAAATAACGCGTTTATGGTATACTAACTGTTGAAAAGAGGTGTTGTTATTTGGGTAATAGAATTGAAGCCTTACGTAAAAAGACTAATTTATCACGAAGAAAGTTAGGGCTTAAAACAAATATCCCTGAAGCTAGCTTGCGAAGATATGAAGCGGGCGAAACTGAACCTAAACTAGAAACTTGGGAAAAACTAGCTAATTTCTTTGGTGTCTCAACAGGCTATTTAATGGGGCTTTCTGACTCACCTAAGAGAGCATTTATTGACCCTGTCGAAATAGCATTAGACAATAGAAAATTATTTGAACAAATGGTGGATACAACTTCACAATGGGACGGTAGCGATTATAGCGAACTAGTGCCAAGTGCTGTTAAAGAAAAAATAGGTAAAAATCTAAATTGGTTTGCTACTAGTTACACGGCTTTAGTTTCACATTACGATACACCCGGCAAAAAGACGGAAATTGAACCCGGAGTAGCAAGGCTGTTAGATCTTGAATACGATATAATAAAAAAGCTTTATTCCTTTCATGATAAAATGAATAATGAACTACGTTCGGGCGCTAAGTTAGATAGCAGCCTTGAATATGTTTTAGAATTTATTGCCGGCTTTTTAGAAAGAGAATACAGGCGGAAATAAAAAAACGTGCCAATCGCACCACTTATTGCACACTTTTGGCACACTTTTTAAAACGCGCTAAAGCCTTATGTACCAAGGGTTTTAGCTATGCTCGCACGTTTTGCACACTTTTTTTAAACTACCATTCCTTACTTGAGCCTTTGACCGGGAAAGACGGAAAGGAAAGTTTAAAATGAAGAACATTGAAAAAAATCAACTAGGCAAATATCGTTATTACTTTAAGTACAAGGGCAAGAATTATAAGGGGTCTTGGTGTAATAGCCAAGCTCTAGCGCGTGAACAACTATTTGAAGCACAAGCCAAAGTTCGTAAAGACGGCTTTATAGACAATAAGCAAATTACTTTTAGACAAGTCCACGATTGGGTAATGGAAGACCGTGAATTAAGGGCGGACGAATCAACACTAAACAAGGAAATTATAGACTGTAAAAATCATGTATTACCATATTTTGCCGATTATCCTATTGCAAGCATTACAATAGATTATTGCCAAAGCATGTATGACAAGTGGGCATTAGAATTAACTAGATACGATATAATTAAAATGTACGCTTCTAGGGTGTTCAAAGAGGCAATAAGGCGCGATATAATCTCTAGAAACCCATTTGATTATGTTAAGAAACCTAAAAAACACAAGAAACCTAAAGAACGTGAATTTTTAGAAAGAGATGAGTTTATAACCTTTATGCAAGCTGCGCAAAAGTTGGATATTGAAAAATATCTAATGGTTAGGTTATTGGCTTATACTGGTATGCGTCGTGGTGAGTTGTTCGGGCTTACTTGGGCCGACATAGATTTTAATAGTCATACTGTCGATATTAATAAGGGCTTTAAATTAGGAATAGGCAATAAGAAAAAAATAGGCACACCTAAAAATGACTCATCTTACAGGGTTTTAAAGGTAGATACTGAAACTATTGAATTGCTAGCTAAGTGGAAGCAGCAGCAAGCGTTAAGAATTAGGGCTAATAATCTAAAAGTTAAACGCGATGACAAACAATTTATTTTTGCTAGTCAAAAGAAAAATGAGTTTACACACCCGAATAAGGTTTACACAGCTATTGAAGATATACTGAAGACCACAGACATTAAGAAACATATTACCCCTCATGGATTACGGCATACATGGACAACCTTGTTTATTGATACTGGAGTAGAGAACGGTTTTATGATCGCGCAAAAACAATTAGGGCATAAGAGTATGAGAACAACGCAAGATATTTACACCCACTTAACGGAAGATAAAAAATCAAAAGCTATTGATATATTCTTAGAGGGGTTTAAGTAGAGTATCCTAAAAGTATCCTAAACAGTATTTTTTAACAACTCTAAAGCGTTGATACAAGGGGATTTTTCAGGATTTTAATTATTAGTCCTGTACTCTCCTTTTTATGAACAATATGTTATAGTTTAAATAATTTTAAAAACACCGATAAACGTTGATATTATAACGTTTATCGGTGCTTTTTTATTTCTGAGTTTTAATATATTTTAGTATGTTTTTAAAAAGTTTGCACACGTTTTACACACAAATTAGATTATAGAATATTTTGTTTAGCTTCGATTTTGCTAAATAATTTATCAACGATATTTTCAATTTGATTATCAGCTCGATTCTTGTATTCGTCAATTAGGTAAGAATATACCCTGGATGTTGTAGAAATATCTGAGTGACCCAGGCGCTTAGATATAATATAAAGGTCAATATTTTCAGATAATAAATAAGCAACATGAGTATGCCGTAAACTATGAAAGTGAAAACTTGGTTTACCGATGTTTAATTCCTTTAAGCAGGCTCTCAGTGTTTTATTTACCGCTGAAGAGGTAGGAACAGTATTATATTGATTTACAAATACCATATCATGATGGTTTTGTTTTAATTCATTTAAATAATTAAGTGTATTCTTGTTAACCCTAATAATTCGTTTTGAGGACTCATTTTTAGTTGGTTGGAAGTCTTTTAAGGTTTCATTCCAAGACTTATTAATGTTTATCGTATGAAAATTAAAGTTGATATCTTTCCAGGTAAGTGCTTGAATTTCGCCCAGGCGCGCCCCTGTGGCAATAGCAAGTAATATCATATACTTAGCTGTGAAATTATTGTTAAGCGTATCAGTTAAATAATTAGTTAGTTTTTTAGTTTCTTCAATGTTCAGATACTCAATTTGTCTAGTCTTTACCCGATTGTAAACAATATCCGTACCTGCTATAAAGTCTTTTGTCACGTCGCTATCGTACATTACGTCTTTAACGCAAGCATGATATAAAGAATTGAACTTTGAAACAGTAGACTTAGCGTGATTTTTACCAAAGTTGGCTATAAATTTTCGATACAAGCGTCTATCCATTTCTTCAATAGGTATTCCAGCCAAATGCCTTTTAAGCACGTTAAACGCATTCTTATAGGTTAATTTCGTACGTTCAGAAACAGATGATTCCTTATAAGTTTCAAACCAGGCTCAGAAATATTCAGGGAAGGGTGTCTTGGAATTTTGAGAAATAAAGTTACGTGCTTTTAAGATCTCAAGTTCAGCAGCATAAATCTGTGCTTCGCGTTTGGTTTTAAAGCCAGACTTTGACTTAGACTTGCGTTTCCCATCTTCAATCCAGTAGATTCTAACTTGGTAAACGTGATCCACGTTTAGAAATTTCCGTCATGATAATTCCTCCTTCATAAATTAAAACTTATGTTCTTTTAGATATATTATTAAACCCGTCGATTTTGACGGGTTTAGATTATTTCTTGGCTAGCATTTGTTGAATTTGTTTATCAAAATCAGAAGTGATAGGTTGTGTTTTATTAAAAACATCATACTCTTGACTAGCTTTTTCTTGCGCTTGCTTCATTGATATTTGACCGTAACCATGTAAAATTCTATATTCTCTAAATTCTAAGAATTTATCAATACTATCAGCAAATTGTTTCATGGTAAATGTATTTCGTCTTTCAATCAAATCTTCAACATAGTCAAAATACCCAGAGACATTTCTTTCAAGCTGCTTTATCTGCTTTTCGCTAAGATAGTTTTTAGCAACCTTAGTATCAGATTTTAAAATACGTCCGTCGGGTGCATTCTTCCAAGTAGTTAGTCCCATATTCTGTTTTGTATGGTCAGCGGTTGAATAAATGATTTCTGCTGCGGTGTGTCCAGTAATAGCATAGTGAAATTTATTTTGAACATTGGCATAGAATTTCTTGGTGATATCGCTGTTCTTATCGTAGTCAATACTAGCAGCCGAGATAGGATTATGACGTATTTAATAATTACTTTACCTTAATGTAGAAGTAGATATTTTATTAACCTAACAGTGCGATGGTACACTGTTAGGTTTTTGTGTTAGATCCTTTTATTGAGAAGGGTAGCTCAAATTAATAAGCATAATTATTCTTTACTTGATTTACTAAAAAAGATGTAGTAATTTGAAATTAGCAATAATTATTTAGAGTTTAAGATGTGATTAATCAGAGGTTATAGATTAATATACGTCTCGCATAAAATATTATTGAAGCTAAAGAGAGTGGGTATAGTTATGGAGAAGTATCTAAAGAAGTTAAAGGGGTTATTTAAGGAAAGACCGTATTTAGTCTCAGTTATTGGGTTTATTTTAATTGGCTTGATTCTTATGAGTGTCATAAAGATTGCAATTTTCTTTGCTGTATATACTTTGCTATCTATTGTAATAATTGCACTGTTAGGAAAGTTAGGGGTTTTAAAGAAGGTTAAGATTCAGCGCTTAATATTTCCTGCCAAATTAGGGACGATTGCATTGGTGATTTTTCTAATCATTGGTGCAGGAAGTGACTTAAATAATAGCAAGGAGACTAAGAGTTCTTCACAAGAAACAGCACAGGTTCAGGCTGATGTAAGTAAAGTTAGTGGTAAGAAGTTAGGTAACTATCATTATGAAGTTGTTACTGATGCTAGTAGGATAGCTGTAATTAGTGGGATTGCTCATCATACCAAGTATGTTTACTTTGATGTAGATGGTGGCCCTTCAAAAGTAAAGGTTTCTAAAAAGGGAAAATTTGAAAGTGAGGTTGAATTAGATAAGAAAACTCCTAAAGCAGGGTTGAGAATCTATACTAATAAACAACTTACTGGTAAGTCGCTATTGGTTACCATTAAATCAAAATATTATGCTAAAGAAGTAGTGGCCATTAAGGAAGCTAAAGAAGCTTCTAGTAGACTCAAAGCGTCAGAAAGTGCTGCTAAACGTGCAAGTGAGAAAAGTTCTTCTTTAGCAGCAAGTAGTTCAAGGGCTGCGAGCGAATCAATGTCGGTGTCAAGTTCCATTGCAGCTTCAGAAAGTATAGCGGCAGCGTCCGAATCAGAAAGTTTTGCATCTTCAGCCAGTGCAGCAGCTGCTTCATCGAGTGCTGCGGTTGCTGCTCAAAACACAGGAGTCGGGAATGGTGGTGGACAACATGGAGATATGGATACAGATAGTGCGGGTGTAATTGTTGGTAACGCTAATTCCCACATCTATCATGTTCCCGGTCAAGCTAATTATCGCATGAATTCAGCTAACGCTGTTTACTTTAACACTGAAGCAGATGCGCAAGCTGCTGGTTATAGGAAAGCTTTGAGGTGATAATTTATGAAATTTGGTCCAAGAAAACCTAGCTTAAAACGCTCAATTAGCGCTATGACAACTGGTAGGGCTAAGAGAACAGTAAAACGTGCTATCAATCCTTACTACGGTAAGAAGGGAATGGGATGGATTAATAATCCTAAAAAGGCACTATATAATAAAATTTATCACAAGACAACTTTTTCAGTAATTCCGACTATAGGTGATATTAAAAAAGCAAGTAAAACTAAGCCAACCACTATTGCTGCAGAAACTAGTAGTTCTAAATTAAACAAAACTGTAGAGACGAGTAGTAGTAAGAAATGGGGATGTTGGCAAGTTGTATTGTTACTATTTCTATGGCCGCTAATATTACTAGTTTGGATACCATATGCTATTTATCAGTACGCTTGTGTGGATGAAGATACTGTAAATAATTAGCGAATTTTAGCAAAAAAATAAGATTTGAAGCCTTATGGAACGTGTTAGTTTCATAGGGCTTTTTTGGTGAGGTTTTCAATAAGATAATAACCACTGTTTTAAAAGTTACATTTTAAAATTGCTTCTGACAATAAAAGCTCAACTAAAAAATCCCTCCGAATATCCTTAAATTTTGGGATATTTGGAGGAGAATGTTAGGCACCGATAATTTTAGCTAATTCGTGATAAAAGAAGGGAGTCCAAACTTCCTTGTAACCAGCCATGGTGGGATGAGCATCATCAGCCATATAGATAGGGTTGCTATAAAGCTTAGCCAAAAAGGGTGCATTATTTGCTAAGTCAATAAGGTTGAAGTGCCATTTGGATTGAAGTTTTTGTAAGTACCGAATTAATTGATGGTAGCTTTCATCTTTTCGGGGACAAGTATAGAAGGTTAAGGGGCAATTCCAGTTTTGTTTTATAGTGGCGCAGAGTGTCTCGATGGCGCCTAAAGTTGTGGTGGTATCGAAGCTAGTTAGCTGTGAGTTTGGAGTTATCTTCCCTATGGGAACACCATTGCGACTGTCATTTGTTGAAAGTTGGCAGACAAACAAGTCAGGTGCAGGTAATTTAAGTAAATACTTTTTGAAACGGGCTAGGTATGAATAGCCCGCTTTTTGTGCTTGGTTACCCGTAAAAAAGTTCGCGATAGCTAGCTTTTCAGAGTTATTGTGATAGGGCCAAGAGATTTCAATATATTTATCTGCTAAGGTTGTAGCCGAGACTGCTTCTTTAATAATTGTTAATCCGTATTGTTTAGCCAGATAGTCTGGAAAGGAAACACCATCAGCAGCTGCCCCATAGGTAATAGAAGAGCCGAGGAAGTAACAACTTTTACCGACTAGGGTATTAGAAATAGATTGGGTGTTATTGAGGGAGAAGTTACTGGAATTTCCAGGAATTTTAAGGGGAGTGGCTGTTAGAGCACTATGAAGTAGTGCTTTAATAAAAAGTTCGCGATTCAT